TTTCAGAACCACCGATAGCGTCTAAATCAAGTGTTTCAGTTGGAACATTTCTAGTAATTCCCAAACGTCCACTTTCTGCAAAATTATTATCTCCAAAAGCACTTCTTACATTTGGGAACCCTCGAAGTGCTTCAGAGCCAACAACTAATCCACCAACAGATCCAACGGTCTGCCCAATCGCAGAATTTTGTTCTTGTTTAGCATTTTGCCTATTCACATAGTCTTGTGGGTTGCCATAATTAGCTTGAACGGCTGTATAAGCCTGGTATGGCGACAATCCTTGCTGCTGAAGTGCTGCATAATACTGCTGTGGCGTCATTCCCTTAGCTGGAGGTGGTGTTGCCATAATTATGTCCAAGTTCCAAATACTGCGGTACCAGCACGAGCAAACATTTCCGCACGAGTATGGCCTCCAGCATAAATAATCTTACTTACTTGCTGCCTAGAATAATCTTCGTTCATCTGGGTTATGAATCTTGGCTGAACTGTACTAAGCCCATGAATCTCAGCAAAACGCTCAAGCATCCCTTGCTCAAGTGTTTTCTGATTAAATACAGTCTCATCACTATCAGCTAGGAAATCGCTGTATGCCCCACTGTAGTAAGTCCAAATAACGCCACCATCGGTAACTGACCCAGTGGTATGCGTTGGAGCAGTAACTCCAGCAATTCCTCCAAGTGTAGTTTGATAGTAATTGCCGTTGTAAAACGTATAAGCATCAGCAGCATAAACAGTGCCAGTTACCCATGCCGCAGGACGTGCACAACGATCTGCAATATACTCAAAGATAATGATATTGCCGTTTTGTGATGCCGAAGGAGTAGGAGAAATTAACAACTCGCTGTTGGTTAATCCTCGAACTTGAAATCGTTGGTAGACTGTAGTGTTAATTCCATATCCACGAATTTCAGCATACTCTTGGGGAGACATCGGTCCCAAGATCCTCCAGCGAGTAGAGCTATTCCAGAATGTTTCATAGTGGTACCACGAAAAGGCGGCAGGTAGCTGATAACTAGCCTGACCTGCCACCAACGTGATTGACCCTGACGCATACAGTTTAGGCCACGGAAACGCATCCGCAATCTCTCTGTTTATGCGCTGTGCCATAACTCGCAGTTGCTTAGTAGTTGTTTCAGTAGAAGCTGTAACACCGCTTTCAACGGTATAACCTGCCTCATTAGCTACATTCTGAACTGCGGTCACTAAACTCATACTTTCCTTGGTCTGCCTCTGCGCTTAGGTGCGGTTTCTTCTTCAAGGACCTCATCTTGGCTACCTTCTTCAAGTAACTCATCCTCAATCTCGATAGAACGGATCACCTCCTTTCGACGTGGACGAAGGTCAGTGCCTTCATTCCCTTCTACTCGTTGCAGTAACAACTCTACCTGCTCTTCTAGCTTTGCAGTTCTCTTCTGCTCACGCTCAAGCTGTTGCTTAAGAGCAACCACACTGAACTGAGAAGAATTTGCAGCGTCCAGCCAATCCTTTGCCATCTTAATAAAACGGCCAGTTGGTCCAAGTTTACGTTTAAGTTCATCGTGAGCATCCGCAAGTTGCTCAACAGTCTTAAATCCAAGATGCTGCAATTCTCGAAGCGTTGACCCATTCATAAGAGGCCATTCAGCAAGAGGAGTTCCACTAACTACTACCTCGCTGCCAACCTTAAAAGCAGCATAAAGCTCTGGGTAATCAGCCGTGTCTTGTGGCTCAATCTTACGAACAGTTTCATCTCCACCTGGATACTGAATTGAGATAGATGGAATCTCATCAAAGATGGATCGCCCAGCTTGCAAGCTCTTATCTTTATTCTCGTTATAGGAATTGAAAAAACGAACATTTGCGCCATGGAATCTTCGTCGTGGCTGCGATTGTCCGTTCATTAAATTATTCCAGTCTATTTGTGCCATAGTTCTCCTATTTATAGGCTGTATGCCTAGGCGACTTATAGCATTAACCCTCTATAACGACTACGGTATTGATAGGAGCGCCACTGGTCTGGTAGGCAGTTATAACCCCAGACGGTAATGACATATCTTTCAAAATCAGCGTATTAGACCCAGCCGTTGACGGTAGCACATACCCTCTGTTAGTGGCGGATGGAGTAATTGCCGTCAAGGTATTGTCATTCAATCCAATCATTATGTTAGCTGCTGAATTGTTTTGAATTATAAGTAATTTGCGATTTGGATTAGCTGCTAAAATAACTGTGCTAGTGGCAGTTGCAATTGTTGGGCAAGTAGTAACAAGAGCGCCAGAGTAGATCGTCATATATCCTCTAAAAATAGGGGAGCTGTACAAGCCTCCCCGTAAAGCTAAACTGCTTTAGTATGAAGTAACGCTATCCAGTTTGTACTCGACTGACGAATACACTGAAGAGCTTGAAGAGCAGTTACCGTGGTTCCAGTAGCGCCAGCGATGCTTGTATTGAGTGTCTGAGAGCTTTGAGCATAAACCTTTATGCTGTTAGCTCCATTATTCGCAATATAAACAACCTGACCAATTGGACAATCTATCGGGAGCTTAACACCAGTACTTGCTGCTGCTGTTCCGACCAAGTTCACAAACGAGGTAAGCGCAAGAGCATCAGTAACAGTAGTTCCGGCTGCCGTAAGAGATCCAGATGATGAAAATGCCGTAGCAGAAGACAATGTTCCCGAATTAAAAACATTGGCTTGCTCTGGCGGTAATCCTAAACCAATCAAATCTGTAAGAAGTGACATATATTCTCCTTAAATTGCGGCTGCTATACAAGCCAGCCGCTTTTGATTAGTTGAGTGTCAGGTAGCCAGTTGACTTCAATTCTACGCTTGCTGCGCCTACTGTAGCAGTAGTAGCAGATACGTTTTTAATTGTTGTCGAACCAGCATCATCAGCCACACCAGCAGCAGCAGTTGTAAGGAGAGGAGTATTTACAACATACGATGCTGCAATTTTACCCTTGATTCCCTTACCAACTCCACCACCAGCCGCACCACCGATCCATACCCATGCAAACTCATTGGTCAGCAACGCATTTTGAGCAACACCAACGTGCTGAACAATGGTTGAAGCACCAGAAGTTTCTGCTGCGGTAAATGTGTCTGAAATCAAAACAAATGCGTACTGAGCAACAGCAGCACTTGCTTTAACATACATCCACTCGCCATCTGTATCAGTTCCAAGGTCGCCTAGCTTTGCTTCAACGATTGCTGGATCTGTTCCAAACGACTTTTTGTAATTAACTCCAAAAGATCCTGAACGTGCCATTTTATGTTCCTCCTACTAATTAAGCGTAAATAACAGCCTGAAGAGCTGGAGCAGCACAACAGAGGTTACCCTCTACAATGATCACAGTGAAGAACGCATCCTGGTCAACAGGACGATTCATCTCAGGAGCAAGGGGTTTGAAGTCTGCGCCACGAACCATATCAAACGACCAATACTTAGTATTAAGAAGTCTGATTGAGTTTGTCTCAAGCACTGAAGATCCAAATCCACCATCGAATACGAAATCGCATCCGTCGTAGCTCAAAGCACGAAATCCAGCACTCGCCTTCTTTGTAGGAAGAGCAATACGCTGAATAGCGGTAAGAGAGCTATGGAGGAACTTCCAAGCAGTACGATCACAGAGTGCAAGGTCTGGCATCTCATCACCACGAGTTACCTGGCTGATTGCATCAGTTACCTGCTCTTGTACGTTAGCAGCAGTAAGGGTTACGTTTACTGCAAGATTACGTGCAAAAGTATTGCTAGTACGATCAATCTGTCCGTATGTTCCCGAAGCTGGCGAAGTCGAAACTGCCTTCTTGATACCATCGAACTCAAGTCCACCACTTCCAGTTCCATCACCACGAAGTGAGGTAGAAACGGTATTCTTAAGACGGGCAATAGAAGCCTTCATCTTCATTTCAGCGAGATCAAGCAACATAGCTTGATCACGGTTAGCACGACGATCACGACCGCTGATTGCTACTGGCTCATAAGCCTGCTTGATAGCAAAACGAAATGCAGTTGCATCATCAATAGAATCAAGATTGAACGAAGAAAATCCAGCGTAGAATCCACCGACAGCCAAATCATTGTACATGATTGGCTTACGAAGTTCATATCCACCAGAGAATTTACGGATAAGCCCTTGAGTATCTAACGAAGCCAAAAGCGGGTTATGATGTAAAATCTCGTCCGCAATTTGATCGCTTTGATCCTGTCTCTTATACACATCTCCGAGCCCACG